GTTCTTTAATAGGGTCAAGCGCTTCTAAAAAAGCCGCTAGCACGCAAGCTGACGCGGCTAACCGCGCCGCAGACTTGCAGATGCAGCAGTTTGAGCGACAAGTTGAACTGCAAGAGCCTTGGCGCCAAGCAGGTATTACCGCGCTTAACAAACTGACGCCGCTTGCGACTGAGTACACACCCTTTGGGATGGATCAGTTTCAGCAAGACCCAGGCTATGCGTTCCGTATGCAAGAAGGCATGAAAGCCTTAGAACGCTCGGCAGCCGCGCGAGGTGGCTTGTTGTCAGGTGGCATGTTAAAAGGTGCGCAACAATACGGTCAAGGTCTAGCGTCGCAAGAGTATATGAACGCGTTTAACCGCTACCAGGCTGAACGTAACGCTCGTCTTAACCCGCTTCAATCGCTTGCGGGCGTAGGCCAGACGGCGACCAACCAACTAGGCCAAGCAGGGCAGACGATGGCAGGCAACGTCGGTCAAGCGCTGGGCGCTGCTGCCCAAGCGCGGGCGTCGGGGTACGTAGGTGGCGCGAACGCATTGTCACAAGGTCTTGGTACGTATTTGAATTATCAGCAGGGCCAGAACTTTTTGAACGCCTTGCGCCCTCAAACGCCTACCGCTGCTGCGCCTATAACAAGTTATGGTGAAGGTGGATACACCTACTATGGAGGCTAATCATGGCCCTCGTTGACCCGAACATCGCACTGTCGTACAAGGGCGTCCAACTGCAAGACCCGTTGGAGCAATACAGCAAGGCGTCTGCTGCGCAGTTTAACGCGCTTAAGATAGAAGATTTGATGCGTGAGCGCGACGCATTAAAGCAAATTCAATCGACTATTGCGGCTAACGGTGGTCCGCTTGATTTAAGAAAAGCTGCGCAAGCAATGATTCAGACAGGTCGGCAAAATTTCGTAACGTCAGGCCTTGAGATACTCAGAAAAGTAGAAGAACAAGATAAATGGAATGAGTACGTAAAAACTATCAGTGGTGGCGCGCCTACGAACGCATTAGCAGCCGCCGCTCCTGCCGCAGCAGAAGCGCCAGCAGAAGCACCTGCACCTGCAAATGCTTTAGCGTCTCCCACCGCTGCACCTGCAAATGCTTTAGCGTCTCCCACCGCTGCACCTGCTGCTGCACCTGCTGCTGCACCTGCTGCTGCACCTGCTGCTGCACCTGCTGCTGCACCTGCTGCTGCGCCTAAGACGACTACTGCCCCCTCAGTTCAAGAGTTAGAAAAACGTTTTAGAGTGGTATCTAGTATCAATACACCAGCCGCTAAAGCTGAAGCTCAGTTGGTGTTGGCGCAGATTAACAACGCTATGCGTGCGGAACTGCCGCCCGATACTATCCGCACAATGCTTCGGCTTGGGTTCCCCCTTACAGAGAAGGGCTATAAAGATTTTAAAGACGCGCAACGCGCGCCTCAACCGCCGCGTAATCCTATTGCGGTGCTTGAAGATGGTAAACCAGTTTTAATTGACCCTGTAAACGCTGTAGGAAAAACACCGGTTACGCCGTCTGCGGTTCAAATACTAGGTTTGGGGCCAGATAGAACTCCACCCGCACCAGTAACTCAAACTATTCAAGACCCCACTAACCCCAATCAAATGATTGTGGTTGATGTTCGTCAATATAAAGGCGGTGGTGAAAAATCACCTGGCGTTATAGGTCTAGCAGGAAAAACGCCTGCGGCAACTGCTGCGGCAAACAAACGCGAAGAAGGGCAACAGCAAGCAGGCGACATACTCGACACACTAGAGACAGCGTACAACGACTTAGATAGAATGAAAGCTGTACCAAGTCAGCGGCGCGGCGCTATAACTAACGCGTTGTCGTATGTTGCGGGTACAGGCGTTGGTCAAGTAGCTGGCCGCGTGGTAGGGTCTGAAGCGCAGACGCAGCGCGACATTATTCAAAGTTCAAGAAATCAGTTGCTAAACGCGGTTAAAAATGCTACTGGTATGTCCGCGCAACAGCTTAACTCTAACGTTGAATTTAGGTCTTGGCTTGAGGCGCTGTCTGACCCAACAAGGTCTATTGAAGCTAACAGGGCTATTATTAGCAACATGAGACGATTCATTGCTAACAATACTAAGAAGGATGAAACGCCAGCACCAAGCGCTGCGCCAAGCGTCGTGCCTACCCCTGCACGACCTTCCTCAGCACCTAAAAGCAGCAAAGGCGCTAAAGACGACCCATTAGGTATTCGCTAATGGCTACGATTGCTGAAGTCCGCGCTAAGTACCCCCAATATTCAGACATGTCTGATGAAGCGCTAGCGGATGCGCTTTATAAAAAGTTTTATTCAGACATGCCCCGCGCAGACTTTGACGCCAAAGTTGGGCTAAAACCTGCTGCACCTGCCGTTGCGGCACCTGAGCCTGCTGCGCCAGCTAGACTTGAACCCCGCAGTGAAGGTATGCCTACGGCACCACGGCAACAGTTAACACCTGGGCAGCAGATGTACCAAAACATTCGCCCTTACGTTGCGCCGACCATAGAAGCGCTCGGTTCGGCAGGAGGCGCGTTGCTTGGCGGCGCGGCTGCGCTGCCTGCGGGTCCGATTGGTGTCGCTACGGGCGGCGTTGCTGGCGCTGGTTTAGGTTATGGTATAGCTAAAGAAGCGCTTGAGTTAGGCGACGTTTATCTTGGTGGCAAGCAGCCACGCCAAGGTGAAGCCGCCATAACAACGCCGATACAAAACGTGCTTGAAGGCGCTACTTACGAAGCGGGCGGGCGTGTGGTTGCGCCGTTACTTGGTAAGACTATTGGTAAGTTTGTTGACTTTAAAAACGTAGCGCAAAACAAAGCTGCATCCTTAGCACGCGCATCGCTAGGTAACGATCTTGAGCAAACCTTAAGTATCCTTCGCAATGCGCCACCTAACGCTAGCGTGGCTGAGGTAACGGCGAAGATTCAAAACCCAACGTGGCAAGCGTTTGTACGTAACGCATTAGAGAAAAGTCCGTCAGGCGCTCAGTACCTGAATAAATTTGCCACGATGAGCCATGATGAAGGTGTTAATGAATTAGCGAAACTTGCGGGCGGTATGACAGCAACAGACGTCCGCGCTACCACTGATGTGATGAAGCAGACGCTACGTGACATCACAAGCCCTGCGCGTCAAGCGGCGTTAAACCGTGCCAATCTTGGTCAGCAGGTTGCGCAGTACGAGGCCGAGGCTGGTAAGTTAAGCGCTGAGGCGGCGGCTAAGGTGCAAGAGGTGCGTCGGCTTATCGATCTTGGTGATCATGCGGCAGCAGCAGCGCGTCTACAAGAGATTAAAGCAGGCATACCCGCAGGCTCACGTTTCGCTCCTGCTAAGGTGCAACCTGGTTACTCAAACACTTGGGCAGCTACGTTTACATACCCTGGTAAGTTAGCGCAAATGTCTGATGAGTGGGCGTCGAAAGCAGCGGAAGCGTCGCTTGATTTAGGTCAAGGTGCAAGGTTTGCTCAGTCGGCTGCGGACAGTTTACGGCAGGCGGGCATCAAACCGCTTAAGGGTGACGAGATAGTAAGCCAGATTCGCGGTGTGTTAAACAATCCTGAGTTTGCAGGCAATGATCTGCTTAGTGGCGCGGCTAAGAACGTCGCTAACGATATTGCTCAATGGACTAAGAATGGCGGCATCATCGACGCTAGAGCGTTAGATGCTATTCGTAAGAACTCTATTAACGCTGCGGTGCAACAATTGCGCCCAGGCGTAGACGCTACGACGCAGCGCAACTTAGCAGCTAAAGTAACGTCAGAATTAAAACCCACACTGATTAGCGCAATTGAAGCAGCGGGCGGCAAAGGCTACCGTGAGTACCTTGATGAGTTTTCTAAAGGTATGCAAAAAATTGCTGAGACTAAGCTGACCGGCGAAGCCGCTAGGCTATGGAAAACAGATAAAGACGCGTTTGTGCGCTTGGTGCAAAACGAAGCGCCTGATGTGGTGGAAAAATTTCTTGGCTCAGGTAACTACAACATTGCTACTGAACTAATCGAAAACACAATGTCAACGCTTAAGTCTTTAGCAGATAAACATCTTGCGCAAATGGCGGCGAGTAAACAAGCGTCTGAAGGTCAGAAAGCACTTGTAACACTAATACAACAAAATACGTCTAGTTTTCGACTTCCTTCTCGTTTAAATTTTTGGAATACAGCTACCAACAAAACAATTAGTGAATTGGAAAAGGCGGTTGGTGCTAAAACGATGAAGATACTAGGGGAGGCTATGCAGTCGCCTCAGACCGCTAAGAATTTACTTGAGAAATTACCCGCGCAAGAGCGCAGTAACGTACTGCGTATCATTAGCAACCCTTCGTCGTTTAAAGGCAGGGCTGCGCAACGCGCTGCTGAATTTATGCGAAGCGGCGCAACCACAACCTCGATCAATGCGTTAGCATCTGAGCCTAGCGAAAATGCGTTAATTGATTAACAGGTGAAAAACATCATGGAGCAAGAAGTGGAAACGCGTTTGTCTGTTCATGAGGCCGTGTGCGCAGAGCGTTATAAGTCTATCGAGCAATCGTTCAGTCGCGTTGAAGAGCGATTTGACGACGGTTCGCAAAAGATGAAGAAACTTGAGTACCTGATGTACGCCGTCATGGTGGCCGTGCTCCTTGGTCCTGGCGCTGCTGCCATTTTTTTTAAGAAACTGTTAGGTGTTTGATCTTCTTTCAGGCGGTCTTCTCGGCTCTATATTTGGTGGCTTGTTTAGGCTTGCACCGGAAGTTTTGAAATTTTTAGATAAGAAGAACGAACGCCAACATGAGTTGAGCATGTTTCAACTCCAGACCGACCTTGAGAAACTTCGCGGCGAATTTAAGGTGGAGGAAAAGTATGTTGATTACTCCATTCAACAGCTTGATTCGATTAAAGCTGCGTTTCAAGAGCAAGCTGAAACGGCTAAGGCAGCGGGTTGGTTTGTGGCTGCTATCTCAGCGCTGGTGCGTCCAGGTGTTACTTGGGCTTTGTTTTTTATGTATGCGTCAGTCAAAACGGCTGCGCTTGTTATCGCGTTTCAGACGAGCGCGAACTGGGTCGACGTCGTGACTAAGGTTTGGGATGAAGATGACTTTGCACTTTTTAACATGTGCGTGTCATTTTGGTTTGTTGGCCGGTCTATTGAGAAGTATCAGAAGTCGTGAATCATGAGCAATTCATCGAGCTTGTCAGAATACGCGCAGACATTGAAGCGCAACTACGGTTCATTGAAGAGCAGCAGCAAGTTATTGCCGACCAAACCCGACGAGTTAACGAACTCCTTAGACGCCGCGAAGAGGATAAGCAAGGAGAATCTGATCAAACCCTTTGAAGGGTTGGCAAAGGTTCTGCCTGACGGGCGAGTAACCGCCTATCCTGACCCAGGCACCAGAGGTCATCCTTGGACTATTGGTTGGGGTGCGACAGGGCCAAACATCCAGCCAGGAACAGTCTGGACCATGCAGCAGTGTGAAGACGCCTTAGACCACCACGTTGAATATTTCATGCGGGGACTGCTGAGGTTATCGCCCAAACTGGCTACAGCTTCTTCACGCCGCATTGCCGCAGTGACTAGCTGGGCATACAATTGTGGCTTAGGAAACTACAGGATTTCGACGTTCAAGAAGCGCATTGATGCAGGTGATTGGAATGGTGCAGCCGATCAGTGTCTTAAGTGGAACAAATCTGCTGGTCGTGTGTTACCAGGACTAACCCGTCGAAGGGCGGCAGAGGCGGCGTTAATGCGCTAGAGCGTCTGCGCTTCCTTAAGCAACTCAAT